CCATTTTTATACCACTATCAAGTACCTCCATTATGATATCAAAAATAGGTTTCAACTCCTCAAAAACTTTAGCCATTTTATCAATCATTGGTGTCAAAGCTTTTACTATCTCATCTGAATATTGTACAAGTAAAAATAAACCACTAATTACAAGACCTATAGGTCCACCTACCATTAACATAGGACCTAATTTTCCAAGTAAAGGAGTTAAACGTGTAAAAGCACCAAATGCTACAAGTAATCTCTTAAAAGGTTTTACTATTGTAACTATTATACCTTTTGCTTTTTTCAAAACTGATCCTAATCCAAGACCAGCTAATAGACCAGCTCCACCTAAACCCATTCCGCCACCTTCATCTTCTTCAGGTCCAGCTCCTTGATTAGACATAGGGCCTATAAAACCACCTTTTATCTTATTTTCTTTTGATACCTCAGCAGATTGATCTTTTTTTCTTCGTGCTTGTGATTTATCGAAATTTAAAGTATCAGCTAATAGTTTAGCGACTTTAGTTAAACCTTTAAATTGTCTTAATGATATTTCTTTTATATCTTCTAATACTTGTATTGTGTCACCTGACATACTATTAGAAACTGAACCCGCACCACCAGTAATAGCACCACCAACCATTTGTTGTTGTGATTGTATTACTTTAATTGCTCCTGATGGTAAAACTAGTTCAGCCATATTGTCTATTTATTAGATTCTCTCTGTCGTTTTTCGTTTTCTTCTTTTATATACTTCGTTAGTAGGGTAACATATACCTCCCTCTCCCAAGGCACCATATTCTCTAATTCTGTTAAAGAATACTTATGATGTTGCATCAAAGCAAAATTTACACTAAAATAGTTTTCTAAACTATCGTGTGAGAGGGCTATCCGAAAAAATCGGTCAGTCCTTGTAATGTTACGTTACTCTTCACCTTTGTTTTAGGGTTCTCAACTTCAACCTCATGTATAAGTTTAGGCATAGTGTTATAAAAATCTTGTACTTTTACAAAAGTCTTTGAATCTAAAGACTCAATAAATTTGTCTAGTTCGTCTTTTTTATAGTCACTAGCATTATAAACTTTTTCGCCTTCATAAATTTGAAAAACTGAATTGCCTATGATGTCGAACAATACATCTGTTTTTACACCTTTACTGAAATCAGTATTAGGGTCAACAGAATTTAAAGTAGGATATTTTAGTATCATACCTATTTTCTTGTCTTCATCTATTACAATATTATTCGTATGTTTATCATCTACTTGAACCTCAATTTTTGATAAATCAAGTTCTATGTCAACATAAGTTTTTTTGTCATCTGGACATAAAACTTTTAGTTTTGCTATCTCACCTACTGATTTAGCTCTTATTTGTAAAAACACATATTCTAAATCAAACGTTGGTAAATCATCAACATTCAGTTTGCCAAATGTACAGGCACTTACAATATCTTTCAAAGCATTCACAATTTGTTTTTGTTCTTGTGACTCTAATGCTTGAAGTAATACTTTTTCCTCTTTTACGAGAAAGGGCCTGAATTTAACCGTAACGTCTGCTGATGGCAAAGTCAATTCATATGATTGTGTTTCAATTACTGGTAATGCCATTATATCTCCTTTTTTGTATTAATTATAAAAATGGTGGAAATACTCTTCCACCGGTTGCTCTACCAATCGGTAAATTTCTTCTTGCCGAATTGATAACTTGTTTACCTGCTCTTTTCAGTTCAGGTGGTAGTCTATCTAGTATGCCTCCTAATAAGCCGCCAAAACCTGGACTAGGTTTAATCTCTGGTAACTCACCAAATGCTTCACCAACTGAAAAACCGTGTACTTGATCAATACCTAAGTTTCTCCAATTTCTAAAGTTTAAAGTAATTGGTAATTTTACAATTTGGTCGGTTGAACCATATTCATAACTGTAACTACCAACTGTCTGTGGATAACATTCATACAATCTTACCATATATGTAACTCTATCTCTATCGTTATCAGACTCAAATGAACCTAACTGCATAATATCAACTGAACCTGTGTATTCATCATAGTAATTTAAATTGTGTGAGTTGATATCAAAAATCATTTTCTGCCAAGTTTCAAAAAATACTCTTTGTCTTAAAAACTTATCTCCATAAACTGATAATTCTACTGTACCTGGAAAAGAATAAGCATAAGGCATTTCTCTTTTAGGACCGTATATAAGAGAAGATTTTGTATTGACATCTCTACTAGGCATTTCAACACTATGGCACATCATGCCAACAGTTCTTGCTAACTCTTGGCCACCTAATACACCAGTGCCTTCAGCAGCATGATTTTTTACATCAAATGATTCTTTATTTAAAACTATATTATTTGGAACATTAAATCTAACTAAAAATCTACTAGGTCTAGCCATACCTTCACCCTCAGATACTTTAGCCATAATACGGCCTATTGTGCTTTCACTAGCACCAATACTTTTACCTGGAAGTTCAGAAGCTCTCTTTAAAATACCACCTCTTGTCAAAGTGTTATCTCTAGGGAGACCTACTCTTATATCTTGGCCAAATATTCTAGTACCGCCTCTTAAAATCGCCATTATTTTCCTTTACATTGACATTGTTTTATGCCAAATAATTTTGCTATAATTCTTTTAATTGTTTTCATTAAATCATTCTCCTACTGTCTGAATATACTCTTGTTGTGCCTGCCTTTTTAAATTGTTGTACCGGAAGATAAACAGCCAAAGCTGCTTCATCAAAGTCTATTCTTAAAAATCTTGACCTTACGTGACCATACAAATATTTCTTTATTGTTGGTCTAACTAAATTAATACTTTTTACATCATCATAACCGGCATCAATCTTTGTGTTCTCATTCATGCCACCATCAGCAAACTTTTGCATTCTCTGTAATAATCTAAATCTTAATAGTGCTGGTAGATAATGAAAGTTCATTCCCATAAAACCACCTTTGATTGGTTCTAAAGGTAATACTAAAGGAAACGTATCATAGTAAGGTAATGTCTTCTTACCTTTAGGGTCATAGAAGAACATATTTAAACGACCAATACTAGGTCTGTTATTTAACTTACCTGAATTCATTAACTTTCTAGCAGTAATATTATCAGCCATTGAAGATACATTATTTCTGTACCAATTTGCTGATTTCCTTATACCACCTTGCTTATCTACTAATGGATCTAAAATTGAGGCCATGTCTATATTTATACGCCTAAAATTAAAAAAGAGGTAGCGATTTCTCACTACCTCTTAAAGCGTTCAGTTACGAGAGAGATTTACTCTTCCTCAGCCAATTTACTAAAGTAAGACAACGTATCGTCATCATCACTTGACTCAGGTTTAGAGTTAACTGTATTACTTTTCACCGAACCGTTGGTCTGAGGCGGGAGGCTTACATTCTCAACGGTGCTGGCGTTTCTATCACCCGTAATTACTCTATGAAGTTTCTCTTTGAGTTCCTCATATGATTTAAAATTACTAGGGTCAACGAAAGCTTTTAAAGCGTATTGTTTTGACCAGATTTCTTTAATCTTATCATCACTTTCAGCAATTGCTGATACACTTTCAAATTCAGACTTATCATAGTTCCAATAACCATCAACTTTTCTGATCTTTAGTTTAAAGTTTGCACCTTTCCAAAAATCAAATGGATTGATTGGACTTTCATCTTCAAATGCTGGTTGCATTGCTTCAGTAATCTTATCAAATATCTTTTTACCAAATTTGTATAATTTTACTTTACCCTCATTCTCTGGATGTTTTGGGTCACTCACTACTAGGATATTAGCATGATATGATAATTTTCTTTTTCTCTTACGAGCAATTTCTTTATCACTATCAACACCAGTATTCCATAGTCTTGTATTTTCTTCACTAACAGGATCTTTTTGAGATAATGTTGTTAGTGAGTTCTCAATATACCAACCACCTTTGTCTTGAAAAGCATGAGACCAAATTCTCTGCCAAGGTAAGTCTTCACCCTCAATTGATGGTAAAAATCTAACTACGGCATAACCGTTACCAGTTTTATCCATCTCTGGTTTCCAAAATCTGTCGTCTTGATATTTGTTTTTATTTGATTGATCTTCTGGAGCAAGGTTTTGCTCTAGTGCCTTTGTAAGTTTGTCAAAGTTACTTGACGAGCTTTTTAAAGTATCGAAATCCATATTATATTCTCCTTTGTATGTTTCGTATTTTGTATTTGTGTTACCTGTTTAATCGGTATCATAGTTATTTATACATGTATTATATCAGATTTTAACAAATTTGTCAAGTGTGGTTTTAATTGTCATATATTTTAAATTCTTTAACTCTGACCATTCGTTTATAGGTTTACTGACTTTATGGTCACCATCTGGATTGACCTTATAGAAAGTTACTTGTGGGTGTTCTTCTATTAAAGTTTTCCATTGACTAATCCAATCCGCCGGTGGAATGGCTCCGTTCTCAGGTAATCCATAGAATTTTGAACCTTTGTACATATTATTGATCTGATAATCATTACTAACTAGATCATGCCCAATTAAATATAACTCTTTTAAATC